TCCTCGTTTCCTCGTTTCCTCGTTTCCTCGTTTCCTCGTTTCCTTGTTTCCTTGTTTCCGCACTTCCTATCAGTCCTCTCAACCGCCTCCCTTCTTCAACCACCCCACCACCCCTAGTAGTCAACAAAAACCAAACCCTAAGATATTGTAAATATTTGTTGACAAAATAAAAAATAAAAAGTAGAATAAATTCAATAGAAGAACAAAACAATTTTAATTAAATAAAGGAGAGAGAAAATGGGCGGATTTGAAATTACGACAGAAGGAAAGTATTTTGCAAGAAGTGGTGTTATGGGTGGTGAGAGGGTTCTTAAGGATTATATCCTGGTGTGTAGGTTATCGTCGATGAAAGCCGCGTTATCTATCATTAAGAACAAAGTTTTATCTGAAGGGTTAAAGAAGAAGTATGCGGACTATCTTGCATATCAAACACATTTTATTACGAAGGTTACTCCTTTGGATGATGTTTCCGTGAAGGAGTTAGCGAAAGCAGAGGTTTGTTATATGGACCGTCCGGCTTTGCTTGCGTTTATTAAAGAGCACGCGTTACCTGTAGCTACTCAGTATTATCCTTCTTTGGTGTCTTTAAGGGAGGCGGTTGCTTTTTGTAGAGATGATGAAGAAGGGTATTTGAAGAGGTTTGAGTTAAGGAAGGAAGACCTTGCTGTTGACATTGAAGTAGCGAGAATGAACCCTGATATTTTTGATAAGAAAGAGGGAGTGAGTGAGGATGTGGTATTGGGATCTGTTCCTGTAGTTGAAACCGGGGATAGGGTTCCTGAAAAGAAAAAGAGATTAAGTGCAAAAGCTAATGCAAAGCAGGCAGAGGCTAGGGTTGCGGGTCTTGCGAAGGATGAGTTTGCTGATGCCGCGCAGGAGGATGATCTGTAACGATGGAGGAAGACTTCAAAACACCGGTTATTGTTGAGAATTACGCAAGGAAACTTGTTTGGGAGAACGGCATCCCCCGGGTTGTGGGGGTGCCGAGGGCCCGGTTTGGTGTTAAGGCAGAGTCTTCTTTACGTTCTTTGCTTAGAGAGGCGCTCGAATTCCCTTATGATGGGGACAATCCGAAGTTTTTAGGGTTGACTAAGGGGGAGGCTATGATGATCCAGTTAGTTGAGGAGGCTTCTAATGGGGACCCGAAGGCGAGGCAGGAGGTTTTAGACCGTGTTTTGGGTAGGCCTCAGCAAAACATTCAGTCTGTGTCTTTAAAAGGCTCGATCGAGAGTTTTTTAAACGAATTACCACCCCCTGAGCCAACAGATTACATAGATGTGGCTCAAGAGTGGGGTGAGGACGAAGAAAACGTAGATGATTTATAATATAAAAAGAGTGTGGGGTTTATTTTGAGTAGTCAAGACAAGCAAAAAGACAGGTTTAATCATTTAAAAGATAATTTTCTCTACTTCAGCCGTACGTGCCTTGTTATTCGCGATAAACAGGGCACCATGAGGCCTTTTGTGTTAAACAAGGCTCAGAGGTATGCTCACGCGCGTATTGAGGCTCAGAAGGCTAGAATAGGTAAAGTGAGGGTGCTTTTGTTAAAAGGGCGGCAACAGGGGATGAGCACCCTTGCTTCCGGGCGTTTTTTTCATCAAACGATATTTAATCCAGGTTCTACCACTTTTATTCTTTCTCATCAAGCAAAAACCACAGGGCCTCTTTTTGATATAGTTAAGAGGTATCATGCTAATATGCCACAGGAGTTAAGCCCAATATTAGACACATCAAATAAGAACCAGATGAAGTTTGCAAGTCTTAATTCTGAGTATACGGTAGGGACAGCAGGGAACGAGGATATAGGGCGTGGTTTTACTATTAAGCATTTGCACGGGTCTGAAGTTGCTTTTTATGAGAAGACGGACTATTTAGAGACTGGGTTGTTTCAGGCGGTGGCGGATATGGAGGGGACGGAGATCATTTTAGAGTCTACCGCTAATGGTATGAACAATATGTTCTATCGTATGTGTATGGATGCTTTGGCTAAGAAGGGAGAGTATGAGCTTATTTTTATACCTTGGTATTGGCAGGAAGAGTATAGGACTCCGGTACCTCCCGAGTTCTCGTTAGACCTAGATGAGTTAGAGTTGAAAGATACGTACGGTCTTGATGATGAACAGTTATATTGGCGCAGGAATAAGATCGTATCTTTAGGGGATGTTTGGAAGTTTCAACAAGAATATCCTATGAATGTTATGGAAGCGTTTATCGTGTCTGGGGACCCTTTTTATGGTAAAAAGGCGGTGTTTGATGCCCGGAAATGTAATATTACTGACACAAGTAAACCCATGATCGGGGGTTTAGACTGTGCTCGGGTTAATGACAGAAGCGTGTTTACGGTAAGGCAAGGGCGTGCGGTTGTTCATTTTGAAGCACATACAGACTTAGTGGCTGATGGTTTAGAGCCCACTCAGCAGTTAATACAACACGCTATCCGGTTGATCAAACGTTTTAACATCCGGAAACTTTTTATAGATATGGCTTCAGGATATGGTGTGGTTGACGGATTAAAAACGTTAGGGTATGGTGATGTGGTTATGGGTGTGTATTTTCAGCAGAAACCAATAGACCCGTTGCGGTGTTTAAATAAGCGCGCGGAGTTACATTTATTAGCGCGAGATTGGTTTGATGAAGGGCCCGTTAGTATTCCAGATGATGATGACTTTTTTAAAGATCTTATGATCATCCCTAAAGAAAAGAAATCTCCGTCGGGGCGATGGTATATGCCCCCCAAAGATGAGATCAGGGTGAAATATGGAGTGTCTCCAGACATACACGATTCTTTCATTTTAACATTTGCATTTCCGGTTAATGATGATAAAATAAAGGAAAATAGGATAATAAAAGCGGAAGATCGAAGCGGAGTAACTAAACGCAAGAGTGAGTGTATCACGTTGAATCGCATTTACGGCCGTGACCAGCGGTCGGGGAGTGTGTCTATTTCTGTTAATAATTTATGAGGGTTTTATTATGGCGATAGCAATACCTTTTCTTACGCAGTTGGGGGCAACAGTAGGAAGCGCCGTGGGATTAGCTGGTCCGGGGTTTGGGACGCTAGCGGCGAACGCGGTAGGAGCGGCGACGGTTTATGGAGGGGTTAAAGGCGTGCAGGCGTTGAGTGCGGGGAAAACAGCGCAGACTTCAGTGAATTCGTTGACGGGTGTTGTAAGTGCGGAGAGCCCACTTGATGAGGTGGGGGTGTCAGGGTCATCGTCGACAGATAAATCCAGAGCGTATTTGGCTTCTATAGGACCCAGCAGTGGTTTTGGGAAAAACCCGAATACTGCGAGGTCTTTTTTATCATCTTTATAAGGGGGAGATATGGTTGCTGTTAATAAGATCGCAATATTAAAAGAGCGTTTAGAGGAAGGTAAGAAGGTCAAGCAGCATTGGAACTCTATGTATCAGTTAGTAGGTGAGTATGTTATGACGAGGAAGCAGAACTTCTTAGTTAATAATATGCCGGGCGAGTTTTTAACAGAGCAGCTTTTTTCTTCAGCAGCACCAGAGGCCAATTCAACTATGGCCTCTTCTTTGTTAGGTCAATTATGGCCTAATGGTGCAAGGTCTTTTCGTATCAGAAGGCCTCGGAATATCCCAGATTCCAAAGAGGTTAAGGAATATTATCAAAATATCACAGATGTTATGGTTGATGCAATGGACCACCCCGAAAGTAATCTTGCTCCTTCTCTTATGGAGTATATGGAAGACCAGGGGGCTTTTGGTATTAGCGGCGTCGGGGTAAAGAAGACCGAGGATTATTTTCAACCTTTAAAATTTAAAGCATACAATGTAAAGAATATGATCATAGATGAAGATAAAGATGGGATGGTAGACACTATTTTTATTGAGGACGAGTTATCGGTCCGTAATCTTGTTGCAGAGTATGGTGAGGAGAACGTGTCTGCTAAGGTTCGGAAGAAGTATGTTGATGGTCAGTACACGGAGAAGATAAAGTTTGTTCAGGTTATAGAACCCCGGAGAGAGGGTAGAGGTAGTTTTGGTAATAGAGGGCTCCCATTCGCGTCGATTCATTTTGAGTATGACACCAACAAGATCCTCCGTGAAAGTGGTTTTGAACAGATGCCTGTTATTGTTTCTCGTTTTGCTAAAGCCATGGGGGAGATATATGGGCGTTCTCCGGCGATGAAAGCATTGCCTGCTATTTTGCGTTTGAATGTGCTTTGGGAGATATTAATGAGGGGGTTGGAGAAGAACATGAATCCCCCTTTATATTTGTTGGATAATGGTGCTTTGGGTAGTGGTGTAGTAGATACTTCTGCTGGTGCTTTGAATATTTTCAGTGCTACAGGCCTGGGGGAGAAATCTCCTATTGGGGCACTGTTTGATATTAAGGATATTAAAAGTGGTTTTGAACTCGCTAATGTTTTTATTGAGGATATCACAAAGGCTTTCTTCATTGACAGGTTAATGGACCTGAATAATGAGACAAGAATGACACTCGGGGAAGCTCAAATCAGGAACCGGCTCCGTGGAGAAGGCCTCAGTTCTGTTTTTAAAAGGCAAGAAACTGAGTTGTTTAGCCGTCTTATTAAAGCGTCTTTTAATAATCTTTTAGGGATGGGCTTAGTGGGTGTTATTGCAGGTTCACCGCAGGAGGCAGAATTAATAACCCACGGCATTATGCCTATTTATATACCTCAAGTCGTTGCCGAAGCAATACGAAGAGGGCAGAAGGTCTATGATATTCAGTATATTTCGCCGGCACACAGGATCATGCGTACAGAGGAACTGCAAGGAGTTACCTTGACGGTAGATATGGCTTTAGGTATGGCGGCTGGGGGCATCCCCAGTGTTCTAGATGTTTTAGATGCGGACAAGATAATAAGAGATATAACAGACCTCGCTTTAGCTTCAGAAGAAATATTAAATGATAGTGAGACAATAAAACAGATACGAGAGCTTCAAGCACAACAGGCGCAACAGGCACAGATGATGGCGCAGGCGCAAGTCGCGGCGGATGTTAATATGAAAACATCCCAAGCTCAAAGTATGCGGGAAGGAGCATTAAGTGGGAGACCAAGAGGTTAAACAAAGAGTTAGTCCTGAACGTCAGCAAGTTATAGATGCGATAGGGGAGATAGCAGAAACCAAAGCAGGTAAAGTGTTTTTTAGGGCGTTAGCTGTGAGGTGTTTTATGTATGGGAGTACCGTTACCGGAGACCCCCAATCTCACGAGGTTAACCCTTTAGGCACCATATTTAATGAAGCACAAAGACGAGTATATTTAGATATTCGTCGAGATATACCTAAGGGGTTGCGAAAAAACATAGAAGAAGGTTTATAAAATCATATTAAATAAGGAGAAAAGAAATGGGGCCGGAAAAAAAAGATCAAGAGGAACCTATTGATGACGGGGTAAGTATAAAAGTGTTTCATGGTTTGGAAGATAAAGAAGGACGCGACCTAGCTTTTGGAGACGTCATCCCAAAAGACTATAAAGACAAAGAGTATTTAAAAGGTGTTGATTCTTTTGATAAACTGTTTCAGAATTTTGATAATGCTCAGAAACTTATAGGTTCTCGTCCAGCTGGTATTCCTAGTGCTGATGCGCCTGTTGAGGATTGGTTGAAGTTTCACAGTCAGACAGCGCCTAAAGAAGCTAAAGATTATCAGATGCCGGAAACAGAGTTCAGTAAAGCTAACGGCAGGGACGAGGTTTTTGGAAGTACGATGAAAGAACTCTTTAAGAAAGCTGAGTTATCTCAGAAGCAGGTGGACATATTAGCTGAAGGGTACGACGCGTACAACGGAGTTTTAACGGAAAAAGGGAAAGCGGCGAACGAAGCTCGTGAGAAAGAGTTCGATGCTAAGATAAACGCTTTATATCCAGACAATAGGGACGGAGCGTTGAAGATCGCGAAAGATTTGATGAGCGCGAACATCCCTAATGAGTTAAAACCATTGTTAAGTAATCTTTCTAACGACGCCATGCTTTTGATCGCTGCTACGATGAACAGCGTCCACGATAAATATATCAAGGACGATAAGATTGGTGGTGGAGGTAAGGGTGGGGGTACAAATACGGCGGAACTGAGAGCTGAAGCAATGAAGATCATGCAGACCAAGGAGTATAAAGATTTCCGCAGTCTGGGACATGACGAGGCACAGACGAAGGTTCAAGAGCTGTATAGTAGTATTGCAGCTATAGAGGCAGGTAAGAAAAAATAATTTTTTTATTTGACAAGTTATTTTGGTTTGATAAAATAAGAGTGTACGAAGCGGGGAGCGTTACGGCGTCCGTGGTTAAGCCCACCTTACAGGCGACACGTCCGTAGGAGACGGGGAGCGTAAATCAATTAAAGGTTAAACTTTTAAACATTGGAGACTAACTATGGCAGCTCAAATTGAAACCGCTCAAGTTATTCAGTTTTCAGATGCAGTGCATTTAGCCGCGCAGCAGATGAGGGCTCGTTTTGCAGGTCTTTTTCCTGTAAAACAAATGAAGGGTAAATCTTATGCGTATGATGGAATCGGTTCTATCGAAGCGCAGGAAATTAATGGCAGGTTCAACACCGTTAATTTTAGTGATTTGCTAGTTACCAGACGTAAGATCGGACGAAGACGTTTTTCCTTATCTCTTCCTATTGATGAAGATGATGTAAGTAAAGTTTTGTTGAACCAAGAGGCTGAGTATGCACGTGCTTGTTCTATGTCAATGGCGAGAGTCTATGACAGGATCGGTATAGAGGCGTCAACCGCTGCGGTTTTAACCGGGGAAGATATGGACACTTCAGTGTCTTTTGCTTCTGATGGTGGGGCGACAGTGGACGCTACGGCAGGTTTAACGTATGAAAAGTTATTGGAAGTTATTCAAGGTTTTATTGACGACGATGTCGGAAATGATATGCTTGAAGATTTCGTTTTCTGTATAACTGGGGATGAGCATACTGCTTTGATGAAGGAAACAGAGTTGACCTCTGGTGATTTCTCCCGTCAGTTTGCTGTTGATAAAGGTTCTGTTGTGGAAGTTGTAGGTATAAAAGTGATTAAATTTGCAGCTAACGCCACTAACCCTATTTTAGGAGTTTCAGCAGGGGTTCGTACGAACGTAGCGATGAGCACGAGAGGTTTGTGTTTTGCTATGCCTAAACAGTTCGAGATCAAGGTGCAGGATCGTACGGATTTAATCCAGACAAAGCAGGTTCAGGTAAACTGGACGTTAGGTGCTGTTAGGACAGAAGGAGTTTTAGTTAAGAAAGTTACAACTACAGACTAGTTCTGTTTAATTATTAAAGTTTAATCTTTTTAACCGGAGGTTTCATATGTCTTTTGATATAGTAGATGCTAAAGTTTTGGCTGGTGGGGTGACGGATGCCAGGAAAGCTAGTGGTGTTAAGGAAACAGTGCGTTGTATCACTTTTGAAACAGAAGCTGCGGATGCCGCAGGTGATGTTAAAGCGCTGTTTAGGGTAGGGGCTCACGAGATTCCTTTAGAGGGTTTCTTGATCAGTGATGCTATCGCTGGGGCTTCTGATTTGGATGTTGGCTTGTATCGTGATAGTGAAGTTGTTGTAGATAAAGATGCTTTAGCGGACGGGCTTGATCCTAACGCAGGTATAGCTTATTCCGCTAAGCTGGATATTTTATCCGCTTTGGGTGTTGAAGAGAGAGGGGTTTTATCTTTCTATGAGATCGCTAACGACGTTGAGACGGGTGATGTTGTTGGGGCTTTACCTAATGATTCGTATTGGGTGTGTATTACTCTCAACTCTGAAGTTTCAGCAGCGGGTACGATCACCGTTTGTTTGAAGACTCTCGGTAGGTAAGGTTGTCCTCCTGATGGGTAGTTAGGTTAATTATAAGTGCGGGAAGGCGCACGTGAGTTTATCGCTTGCGTGCGCCTTTTGTTTAAAGAGGAGAAGATATGAGCAGACCCACAAGTGCGGTTGCGATATGTAATCTTGCGTTAGATCTTTTAAAAGAAAGACCCATATCTAATATTGAGGACCCTGAAACAGTTCCTGAAGCTATTTGTGCGCGTTGGTATGACGTAGACCGGGCGGCTTTACTTCAGGCGTATAATTGGGGTTTTGCCACCAAGTCTCGAGCCCTTCCTTTAGGAGACACCCCCGACGTTGCTATATATACAGACGCGTATGTGTTTCCTAATGATTATTTACATTTAAAGGCTATTAAAAGCCCCAGGTTAGCGTTGAATCACTTTGATTATAGTATTGAAGGGAATCAACTACTTATAAATAATAGTGGGGCGTCTTCTTTGGATGTCTGGTATATTTTTGATGAAGAGACTGTCACTAAGTTTTCACCTCTTTTTATTGAGTTGTTCGTTGCGGAATTAGCTTTGAGGTTATCTTTTAAGATCACTGTTGCACCTGAAATCGTTCGAGCAGTTAAAGTGTTGGCGGACAGTCTTAGATTACGGGCGTTAGCGAAGAACGGGCAGGCGGACCCACCTACAAAATATGAGAGTAGTAGAATTGTTAATGCGGGTCTTTTTCCCGCTTCTGTACAGCAGGTAGCGGGTGACTATTCGTTCGACGATTATGAGATAGATTAATATGATAAAACAAGCCGTATTAAATTTTTCGGGAGGTGAGGTATCAAGGGATTTATATGGTCGTCCTGATTCAGAGCTTTACCGAAACTCTTTAAAGAGGATGCAGAACTATTATGCCCGTACTCAGGGACCTGCGGAGTATAGAGGAGGTTCTTATTTCGTACACCCATCTAAAGACATTTTAGATTGTCGTATTGAAACGTTTAAGTTTAATGACGAACAGGCTTATATTTTAGCTTTTACTAATTTAAAAGTTCGTATTGTGCAAGACGCGTCTGTGGTTTTAGAGACAGTTGATGACGTTATATCGGGGGCTGACCAAGCGGTGGAGTGTACAATCACGGCTACTGGGCATAGCCACGTGGATGGTGACGAGGTTTATATTGCTGGTGTGGTGGGGATGACAGAATTAAACGGCCGGTTTTTTATTGTTAGTGATAAAACAGCTAATACTTTTAAAATAAAAGATTTGTTTGGTAATTATGTAGACAGCACAGGTTTTACGGCGTATGGTTCGGACGGTACAGCTACGGCTGTTTTAACCTTAACAACACCCTACCCAACAGCGGATCTGTTTGATTTTCAGTTTGAGCAAGTAGGGAATGATTTTTATATTGATCATCGGAGTTATGCTCCGCAAAAACTCATTAGGGTAAGTGCTACTTCTTGGACGTTTGGAACATATGTTAGGACGGCAGACCCTTTTACGGGGGCAGGCAAATATCCTGGATGTGTCACTTCTTACGAAGGTCGGGTTATTCACGGGAGTACTACAGACAACCCAGACACTTTTTGGATGAGTAGAGGCCCTAATGTTGGGGCTTCTCGATACGATGATTTTACTACTGGTACGGATGCGGACCATGCTATTATATTTCCAGTACCTTCTTTGTTTATCAGTTGGTTGGCAAAAGGTAGGGATTTCATTCAAGTAGGCACATCTAGTGGGGTTAGTGGGATAGATGGTGGGGGTGATAGTGCTATAACACCCACTAACGTTAGGGTGCGCCCTTTAGACCCTTATGGGGCACAGAGTATTATGCCTGCACAAAACGGAGATGTTGTTTTTTATATGCAAAAAGGTAGTCGTGTTTTGCGTAGTTTGGAGTATTCATTACTTTCTGACGCTTATAAATCTTTTGAACGTTCTTTTGTATCTTCACATATGACAGTTGGTGGGGTGAGGCAACTTGCTTTCCAAAGAGGCAAATCAGATATATTATGGATAGTAAGAAATGACGGGGTTTTGGTAGGTGTCACCGTTAAAGAAAGAGAGGATGTATCAGGGTGGCATAGGCACGTTTTAGGAGGCACAGGAAACACTAAGGTTTTGAGTGTGGCCGTCGAACCTCAGCAACAAGGATACGACCGTGTTTATGTGGTGGTGGAGCGGACTATTAATGATACGACTGTTCGGTATATAGAGTATTTTACAGATCCTTTTGAGAATGTTTTGATTGAAGATTATTATACAGAAGATGGTAATGAGAGTTCTGATTTAAGTACTTATTATAACGAGGTGTATGAAGCACAGAGAGGCACCAGGTATTTAGACAGCCACCTTGTTTTTGATGGTTCTGATAGGGGAGCCATAACAATGACTCCAGGCGCAGTGACGGGAGAGGACATTACCTTTACAGCATCAGCAGGTCTTTTTACTGCATCGGACGTAGGTAAAGAGATACAGAAAAAGTACGAGGAAAAGGTTGGTGGAGGTAGGGCGATCATAACTTCTTACACTAATACTACTGTGGTAAAGTGTGAGATTATTTCAGATTTTGATAGTACTGACGTTATACCTGCAGGGTCTTGGTATTTAACCACTGACGCGGTTACAGGGTTGTATCATCTTGAGGGCGAGACTGTTCAAGTACTTGCAGACGGGCGTATAGATCCTGAGGTTACTGTTACGGATGGTACTGTTACTATAACCCGTCAAGCGGCTATTATTGTTATAGGGTACGCATATACAGGTATTTTAATTACAACACCTTTAGCTCTTTTAGCTCAGATGAATAATACGTTGACAGATGTGAAAAACGTTTCGGGTGTGGGGGTTCTTTTTTCTGATAGTGTAGGCACCAAGTACGGGACTTCTTTATATGAACTTCAGCAGATAAAGTCCTCTAGGATGGGGTACAGTACAGACAGACCACCCCGGCCAACAACAGGCCCCGTGTCTAATTTTTATGAAGACACTTGGGACGAGGAGAAAACCCTTGTTATTTTACAAGACCAACCATATCCCAGTTTTGTTAATGCTATCAATGTAACGATGGAGGTGGGTGGTAAATGAGAGTAGAGCCTTTTAAGAAATTAGATTTTTACCATATTGAGTTAGACGCTAGGTGTGGTGTTTTTGATTGGGTTGAAGAAGGGAGTCAGGTAGCTTTGTTGTTTGAGGGGATGGAGAGAACCCAGACGTATTGGTCAGTTTGGGAAGGAGATAAGGTTGTTCTTGTTTATGGTTTAGTAGAATTGTGGCCGGGGGTTGCGGATGTTTCTATTTTTTACAGTGATGATTTTTCTAAATATTATTGGTCATTATGTAAACACCTTAAATATAGTTTGTCTTGTGCTAAAATGTTTTATGAACGTATACAGATGACTTGTCTTAAAGACCCAAGGTTTCTTAAATTTGGTTTGTTTTTTGGTTTTGAGGTTGAGGGAGTTTTACGTAAATTTGGGAAGAGGGGGGAAGACTATTATATGTTGTCATGGGTAAAGGAGGAGTAAATGGCACAAGCAATACCTTTTATTTTAGCTGGGGCTGCTGTGGGTTCTAAAATTTATGGAGGTGTTCAGGCTAAAAAGACGGCTGAACAACAGGCTCAGTTAAATGAAGCCCAGGCGCGTTTGGTTGCTTCTGAGGCAACTACGGAAGCTAATCGTAAGGCAGAAGAGCAACGAAAGTTTGTGGCTCAGCAGAAAATGGCTTTTCTTGCGAGTGGTGTAGGGTTGGCAGGGTCACCGGCTTTGGTTTTAGAGGATTCTTTTCAACAGTTTCAGCAAGAGATAAACGCGATAAGACGGTCGGGGGCGGCTAGAGCGGAGTTTCTTAATAAAGAGGCGGATATAAGCAGGTCGACAGGTAGGGCGTCTTTAATTTCAGGGGTTTTAGATGGGATTACTTCGGGGGCTGGGGTTTATGGGGTGTTTAAATAGACAAGGGGTTATTAATGGTTAACATACCTACATATTTTAGGGGGCAGTTGGCTTCCGAGCAGACAGGGGTGAATACTCCCGATAAGAGTGGGCAGATTATTGCTAACGCAGCAGGTAGTTTTTTTCAGGCTTCAGCTCAATTAGTGGCTGAACGTAAGCAGGTTTTAGATAAGGTTGAGATCAGCAACGCTTTAACTAAAGTTCAGACAGATTATATCAGACAGAGTAAAGCAATCAAAGAAAACCCTGATATTTCTCCGGAGGAAATGGAGTTTCAACTTAATGGTTTAGTTTCTTCCTTGAAAGAGTCAACTTTGAGTGGGGCTTCAGGTAGTTCTTTAAAAGAGAACATGGGCAGAGTGTTAGGTTTAGAGGAGAATAAGGCGAAAATTACTCATGCTTTATTACGTATTGAGAAGGAGAATTTAAAGGCTCAGAATGATTTATTTACTGCGGTTGAGGACTTAGCACAAGTTGCGGGGGAGACCACCAATTTGGCTGATTATAAGAAGATAATAGCATCTATAGAGGAGAAGAAAGGTGATATATTACCTTTAGTTGGGTTTGATTTAGAGAAGGCAGATGTTTTTATGAAAAATGCAAAAGCTCAAGCAACTACTCGCTATGCTTATAATTTAGTAGAGCGGGGCGAGGCAGTTACTGCGTGGGGTTATGTAGAGGGAGGGATGTTTGAGGGTTCGGGTTTAGAGGGGAAAGCTAAGTTGGACTTTAGTAACAATCTTAGGAACGCTCTTAAAGGAGAACAAACTAGGAACAATTTAAAGACGGCAGTGAATGTAGTGGATGAGTTTGGTGTAATGGTGGACAAGATGAATTTAGAAGGGGTTTCTTTGGTGGACCTTCAGGAAAGGGAACTGAACATAGCTTATGGGTTAAATGCAGGAGGATTGACGCCTTTTCAGGAGGCTGTTAAGAAAACCGAATTGAAGGTTATAGGGGCTTTTATTGATCGGGAGGTTACAGCAACAGCCGTAACTGCGGTTGATGGCGATGCTAAAGAAGATCTTTATGCACGATTGGGGGCGCTAACGACTAAGACAGAGGAAGGTAAGAAGGATTGGGTTTTAGAACAGATGTTTGAGTTGATGAATGACGCCGCGGAAGCTTATGGTGCGGATAATGGTATTTCTGCTAAGACTTATCGTAAGATAGTAGGGAGGATAAGTAGGGAAATTATGACAGAGTTTGAGTTAGGAGATACACTGGGGAAGGGTTTTGGGGGGTCTGTTAAAGGTACGGCCGTTAAAAAAGAAGGTCGTAAGGTTTTTCAGGAGTTATATAGAGCGATGGAAAAAGAGGCGGGTTTTTCTAACACTTGGGTGGCAAACACCTATGACGCTTATTTGGATATAAAGGACCGGTATGGTGATGAGATACCTAATGAAGCTATGAAGGCTGTTCAGGCGGAAGCGTTGCGTAAAGGATGGTTAAAAACACACGGTTATGATGAGTTGCTTGAAGTGGGGGATTCTATAGACACCCCTTTAGGGCCTCAAGTTATATCAAGTTTTACTGGGGGGAAACCTAATGTAACAACTAAAGAGTTAAATTTTGATGATATGCAAATGATAGGACAATAATGACGGTAGACCCAAACAAAGATAAAATATCCCAGCTTGAAGCAGGTGAGGTGAACAAATACTCTCAGCAGAGAGTTTTTGATAACAAACTTCTTGGTAGGGCTATGGATGCTGTATGGGATTTTGGTAAGCAAGTATCTACTATTATTTCTGTTCGTCCGGGAGATACAGGGTTTAAAATGATGACAGAGGCTTCCGAAAGGACTAAAGGATTATTAGGGGCTGTAGCTGTGGACGCCCCTGCAGGTTTCGCTTCTGGTTTGGGTAATATGGCTATGAACGCAGAGATTAGTGCTCTTGTGTTATCGGGGGACATCATAGATATTTTTACAGGTCCTAAAGGAATGACTAATTTAATCAGTTTTGCAGTGTCGGCGGAACTTCCTTCTTTAGGAGGGGTGCAAAAGTTTTATAAAGACGCCAAAAAACCACTAGTGTCCGAGTACGAACCGGTTGCAGGGGAGCATTTGACGAATCTTTCTAAGTTTTTAAGGGCTACAGGTTTCGCTATGAAAGCCAAACAGAAGTATCATAACAACAAACTTAGAGCGTCAACAGAGGTTCCTTTTTTATTTGACGTAGGTAATGCGTTTGCTTCAACAACACCCTCCGTTTTAGCCTCTATTATGGGGAGTCCTGTGGCTGCTGGGGGTTTAATGACAGGGCAAATTTTTACTTCCGAGTTCAGCGATCTTAGAGCGGAGGGTGTTGAGTTAGCTCCTTCTTTGGTGAAAGCTGGGACCCAGGCAGCGGGGGAGGGGTATCTTGAGCAGAAACTTTTTGGTAGTTTGCATCATTTATCTAAGAACGCTATTTTGAACGGGATTATCTTCGGTGGGAAGGAAGCGGCCACGGAGTTTTTACAGGAAGGTTGGGGTGAACTTTTAGATAAGACCCTTGCAGGAAGCGATAAGACAGTGGGTGAGTCTTTACGTAACATGGCGTATTCAGGGCTATTGGGTTTTGTTTCGGGAGGGGTGACAGGAGCTACTACTGTTCATTGGGCGCGTAAACAAATCATGGCTACTTTACGAGAGGCTGGTGTACCGGACCGCGGGGTTGAAGCTATGGCTGATAAAGTGCTTAACTCAGGGATAGCTGGCGGTGCGGCTATGCTAAACCATCTTATGGGGGTAGATGAACAGACTCTGAAAGAGATAGATCAACTTCACGAAGGCGGTAACACTGTGAGTATTCAGCAGGTTTTAGATAAGCTTCAGAAGAGTTTTGATGGTCAGCAGGAGAAGGCTGCTTATGACGTTAATCAAGACGTGCTTGATGTTTTGGACAAGGAGGTAGGAATCACTCCTGAGGAAGAGGTTCAGTTTACTGAAGAAGAGGCAAAGGTATTTGATCTTTTAGTTAAGGGTCGAGAGCGGGATTTATCAACCCAAGAAAACCAGTTAATGAAAGATATTAAGGTTGCTGAGGATAATCTCGCGAACGCTGAGAGGGAAGGCAAACCTACCGTAGCGCTGAAAAAGAGTTTGTTTTCTTTGAACAAGCAGTTTGATTCTCTTCAGGCTCAGTTTAGTGATGTTTATGATGTCACACAGCAGGAGTTAGAGGGGGAAGAGGTTAAGTTAAAGGGTCGTGATATCACTAAACTTCAGAGAGACACCCGTAAACGCGCGGAGATAGACGAACGTAAGAAGTTACGTGAGAAGTATCGAGCGGAGAAGAGAGACGATATACAAGCCCGTAAGGATATCACCACCCATATTCGTAAATTTTTACCAAAGTCTTTGCGTGAGAAGGCTCTTACAACTTTGCGTGATGTAAAGGCATCTAATATAGACGATGCGTTCGCTAGGATTGATGAAATCCGCGCGGTTCATTTGAGTGAGTTATTGCGGGATGAAATACAAAGTAGATTGGCTAAAATAACTCCAGTTGTAGAAGGGGGGAAAATTAAAAGTGGCTTTGTTTCTTTAGGGCTTCAGCAGGTTGGGGATGCGGTTATTAATATATCTAAACTTTCATCCGATCAGGTTTCGGATAGGAAGGTTTCTAACATAGAAAAGATACAGGAACTTTTAGATAGAAAGGTGGACAGGGTAGATATAGCAGGACAGTTGGTTAATCTTCAGTTTGAAAATGATTTACTTTCTAAGTATGGATCTTTAGAATCCCGCAGTGTTGAAGAGTTAGAGGTTATGTTGGGGGATGTTAAGAAGTTAATTAAGAGTTTGGTGTTGACTAATAAATTATTTAAGCAGGTTCAACAAGAGGCTTTAGATGCTAAAAAGAGTAGATTGATTAGTGAGATAGACAGAACAGGAGGAATTCCGGCTAATAGAGTGTCAAAGTTTTTAGAAGGGGTTAAGAATTTAGTCATAACACCTATGGGTAACTTAGGTATGCTTTTAAATATGATGGACCAAACGAAAGGCCCTTCTCTTTTGCAGGGTTCTATTGAACGTTTCGATCAAGCAGAGCGGGTTAAACAGGCTTTTCAAGCCCGTACAATGGATTTATATAAAGACCTCGTGAAAAAAACATATGATTTAAAGACTGATCTTGACGTAGATGAGAAGATTCGGGATATGAGGTCTATTAAAAAAACGATCAAATTCCAAGACAATAGGTTAAATGATCAGGAGCTTACTCTTTCCAAAGGACAGGTTGTTTATTTGTTAGCAATCGCTAATTCCGGCGACCCTATGGCTTTAGAAGCCTTAACAGGTGATAATGCCAGATTAGCGGCGGATAGGAAAATCAAGGAAATGGACATTGATCCCGACTCTCAGGAAGCTCGTGATGTTTACGCTAAAATAAAAGGTAATGCGATCCCTCAGGTGGTTTTGGATAGCATTGTTAATGATAATTCTTTTTTTACAGAAGAGGATAAGGTTTTTGCAGAGAACCTTTATGACGTGTATGAATCAATGTACCCGTATATCAACAAGGTTTATAAAAGTATTTATTTTGTAGATTTACCACGAGTACAGGGGCGTTACATTCCTTTTATCCGTGACGTTGGTGATATGAGTGATATCGAAGATATGTATTCAGCTAATGACGATTTAATGTCAAGGATATATAGCACGCCAGGGAGTGTTAAGATGCGTAGAAAAGGGGCGTCTTCTGCTTTCCAGTTTAAAGATGATGTTGAGGTATTGTTGGATTTCACTAACGATATGTCCGCTTTCGTGTCTTACAATCCTGTAATAAGAGAAATAATGCCTCTTTTACGGGATAAGGATGTGAGACAGACAATAAACAAAGTCACTGGTGGTCTTCAAGAGACTACTCCAACTGGGGTGTCTTACAGGACTAGTGACTACTATAAGGCTATTTTAAACCGAGTTGAACTACTGGGGTCTAATGGTAGGAGTCAAATGCAGTTGAGTGAATCTTTACATTGGGTGAATCAGAAGTTGAATGTGGCAATGGTTGGAGGTAAAGCGACTAATGTGGTAAAACAGATTGCTTCTTCTTTCGCAGCTTTAGATTTTGGTGTATCAACAGCGGGTTTTATTGATGGTGTAAACGATGTTATAAGTGACCCGGATAATGTGGTGAGGGTGCTAGGACAGTCCCCTATAATGAAGACCAGGTTTCGTAATATGATGATAGAATTTAGAGATCTCTTAAACGATGAGAAGTTTTTAATGGTTAAGAAGAACCGCAGTTTCACTGATATGATGATGTGGTTTGTTAAGACAGGAAACACTGCTGGGATTATGGTTGGGGGCTGGTCTGTGTTTAAGTCGGAGATGGCACGGACGAATGATGCGAACGCGGCGTATGCTAAGTTTGATGATTTTGTTATTAAATCTCAACAGGCAGCTAACTTAACTCAGGTAGGTGGGACACAGCAAGGGTACGGTCGCTTGCTTTTTAAGTTTGTTAGCGCGCCTTTGCAGTATGTACGTGTAACCACACAGGCGCTACACGAGGTTCAAACAGGGCGGATAAGTAGAGGTCGGTTCTTAAAGAAAATGTGGGTGTTTCATGTTTTGCTACCCGTGCTTTATGAAGCTATCACAAAAATGTTTAAGATGGATAAAGAAGAAATGGTCAGGTCTGCGATCGTTGGACCAACTAAAGGGATGCCTTTGTTAGGGTCTATCATAGAGGCCACGGTATTAGCCGCAGAGATACCTCTAGGTATTAAGGCTAAGAAGTCTTTCGCTGAGAATGTGCCCATATACTCTACCGTTGCATCTCTTCACGATGCGGTATCGAAGATGAATCGTAAAGTGGGGAGAGAGCCGGACATAAATGAAGTGTTGGAGGATTTGATGGATGTGTTCCAAGATGTAGCGACACCATTAGGAGTACCTAGAGTTTTCTGGGAGGTGGGGAAAGGGGCTAACGCTGTAGCAGCAGGAGATATGCCGCCAGAGGCTATGATCCCGATAATTACAGGTTATTCTAAGTGGACAGTGGACAATTTTATGAAAAAAGAAAGAAGCAGAGGGAGGAAATAATGAGAAGATTTTTAATGTTTTTATTATTATTGTGTGTGTTAATGGGGGTGTCGCCTTTTGCTGAGGCTACACTTTCTAACTCCAACAGTCGTACTACTCTAGCGGCGGACGGGGCTACTGACGATTTTGATTTTACGTTTAAAATATTAGACACTTCTCAAGTGGACGTGTATTTAGTAGAAGACGCTAACGAAGATAATGCTATATTACAGACACTTACTACAGATTATACAGTGACGCTCAGTTCTACCACTGAAGGAGGTACGGTTTCGTTTGTGACTACGCCTTCTACAACTTTTAATGTGACGATGATTAGGGATGTTCCTTATACCCAGCCTACCGACCTTCCTGTTAATGCGGGGTTTTCAGAGAGGACATTAGAGAACGCGTATGATAGAATAGTAATGCAGACACAGCAGTTGTACGATTTAGCCATTAAGACAGTTCGGCTTCCGACTACTTCTAGTTTAACAGCTATTGAGTTGCCTTCACCGGAAGACGGTAATGTTCTTGTTTGGGCAGGGACGGACGGAACGTTAGAGAATCAGATATATAGTACAACAGCTTTAGATGCTGCGGTTGCATCTGCTGAGGCGGCACAGGCGGCGGCGGAAACAGCGGAAACTAATGCGGAAACAGCGGAAACCAATGCTGAAACGGCGGAAACCAATGCTGAAACGGCAGAGACTAATGCTGAAGCCGCGCAGGTGGCTGCTGAAGCAGCAGTCGCTCTCATTAATGCGGAAATACACGATGCTGATGATGACACTAGTGTAACAACAGAACCTACTGCTGATGCAGACACTATTGTGTTTACTACAGCAGGCTCTGCTGAAATGACTATTACTTCTTCTGGAGTTTCTTTTTATTCTGGCGCAGTAGTAGATGAATTTTCTACTGATGGGACGTTCGCAGGTAATTCTAACACTGCGGTGCCGACAGAAGCTGCGGTAGTGACTTATGTAAATGGACTTATAACTACAGGTTCACAATCGTTTACTGAGGACGGCACATTCACCGTACCGGCAGGGATATATAATATCTGGGTAACTTTGGTCGGTGGTGGTGGGTCAGGTTCAGATGGTATCAATCCACAGGCGGGTGGCGGAGGAGCTGCATCACTTATTAAACAACCATATCTTGTAACGCCAGCAGAAGAACTGGCTGTTGTTATAGGTCAAGGTGGAGCAGGGTCGACGGGAAACGGTAATAATGGAACTGCTAGTACTTTCGGAACTGGAACTAGACAACTGGTTGCTGATTATGGAAATGGTGCTGTTGGAAACACTCCTGGGGCAGCAGGGACATTGTATCAACCAACTACGGAACAGGATGGTACTTATCCAGAGGATTCATCAACATACAGACCTCAACAATTCGGTATGAATGGGATTATTGGTGGAACTGGAAAAAGCACTCCCGATGGTATGCAAGGTGGTGGTGGTTCGACTGTTTTTGGAGTTGGTGGGGCAGAAACACAAAGTGATACTGGTAATGCTGGCGTAGGTTATGGTTCTGGTGGAAGTGGTTCTTTAAATGGAACTAGTGGGGCAGGGAAAAACGGTATAGCAATTATAGATTGGTAAACAATAAAAAAGGAGAAATAAAAATGTTACAAAAGTTAAACAACAAAGGTTTTTTCGCAGGATCAACGGTTTTGGCATTAATTGCAGTTGCAGGGGTACATTATTATGTAACAACCGGCAAAAATATTTTTAAAGCAAAAGAGAAAACAGTTGACACCGTTGAAAATCCGGCAACACCACAAGTGCCTTATAGTGTAAACAATTTTAAATAAACCGATAGGAGGGTGATATGTTCAGAAAAATCTTAATATTATTACTGCTAGTGGGGTTGGGTGTATCACCCTCTTACGCGGGAAAGTTAGACACCAAGGAGATACAGCTAAAAATATCTGACGCTGATCTTATAGATTACGCACTTACTAGTGGTGTAGCAGTCACTACGGATTCGGTTTATGTTCCGGACAATGCTGGAGGGACGGCTCTGTTAGTAGATAACGCAGGCGATGTTGATATATCTATCGAGTATTCTATAGATGATACTAATTTCTATACCGCGTATGTAGCTTCTGGAGGTACAGTAAATTTAGACGGTACTTTAGATGTTGACGGTGATGTTGTCACCGCCTTGGGGACGGTTTCCAGGTATATCATATTACCGGACAGGCCTTCTAAATATGTACGTTTTGTTTTAGATCCTGACGCTAGTGGTACAATTTCAGCGTCTTATATTTATTTAAGAGACCGATAGTAAACAAAGGATTAAGAGGAGGAAGCCATGATTGAAGTAAAGAAAGTGTTAGATGTGTTGAATGAAGCTGTGAAATACGTACATGAACTCCAGATAATAGTACAGGAGAAGAAGGTTAACGCTGAGGAAGCGCAGAGGAAAGCATCTGAAGAGATGCAAAAAGCTAAGGCTTTAGAGTTAGAAGTGAAAAAGAAGAAGAACCTTATTCTTGCAACGGAAAAACTGTTGGAAAGAGAAAAGGATCTTGAACAGAAAACCGCGTTTTTAGCTCAGGAAAGAAAAAATTTTGATGCCCAGTGTGCAGACAGGACTATCAAACTTAATAACGCGGAAGAGGAGTTGGTTATTAAACTGAGTAATTTGAAAGAGAAAGAAGAGAAATTAGAGAAAGAAAAAGCCGAATATAAGAAAAACATCCTGAAGGCTTTAGATAGATAATAGGGGGTTTATATGTTTTTAAGTCATGGTTTTTTTCGAGATATACCTAACAAGATCCAGCAGTTCGATTATGGAGCTCGGGTAGACGGACAACCTGAGTATGTTGGTCATGCCGCTTATGGGTCAGCGGATACAGACGAGGTATGGACTGTTTTCAAATTTACATATGATGTATCTAATAATATAACAAAGATAGAATCTTTGGGGGATAGAAAAAAATGGTCTTTAAGAGCCGCTATATTTGTTTAGTTTTTGTTTTATTATTTGCGACGTCCGCTTTCGCTACAAACTACCAGATGAAGTTCAATCCTCAAACAGGGAGAGGTGATTGGGTTGTGGCGGATTCAAGTTTAGGGGGAGGTTTGGGTGCACCTACTAATGTGGATTATTTAGTAGTAACACCCAGTTCTTCTTTATCTAACGAAGTGGTAGTCGGCTCTTCTACCGTTTCATTTGGTGGGCTGCAAACCAGTACCCTTTTAGCGACGGGTTCAGTAACAATAGACAGTAATTCAGGAAGGCTATATCTAGGTGCTAACCAAGAAGCCTCGATTTATTATGACGGCACAAATCTCGAAATAAACCATGCTAATGTAGCTTTTCCTAACATTCCTAATTGCGATACGATAGATACCGACGCATTTGGTGTTGTGTCTTGCGGTACAGATGACGGTGCTGGCGTGACAGCATGGGATGATGTTGAAGATCCAGACGCTGATACAACTATCGCATTGGGTGGGTATGAAACTGTCTTTACATCCTCATTGGATGAAGCCAATCATACTGTATTAAAGATAGATAATACAGTTGCCGATTTGACGAATGATATTGGGCTTCTTAATCTTGAATTGGGCGATACTGATAACGGTCATTTTATAGGGGCTTATAATAACAATGGTGATTTAGTATGGTTGTTGGGCCCTAATGGGAAGATGACGATTGGGGCTGGGGCTACGGATTACATTCTTCCTGTTGCACGAGGTGCGGCAGGTCAGGTTTTACAGGATAATGGGGGAGGTGCTGTTACCTTTGTTTCCTTAGATTCGGACGATTTATCAGATGTGGCATCAATAGCAATGTTGAATGAGAATGAAACAGTTACAGGCACATGGTATTTTGATGTTGGGCACTATATATTAAGGTCAGATGATGCATGGGGTGGTTATCTTAACTTTCAGAGGAATAGAGATGGTGACCCGACTTCTAATGTTGCTGACAATGATCAACTAGGCAATATTTATTTTAATGGTTATCATACATCAGCTCCATATACTGGGGCTACGATTAGAGCATTGGTTGATGGAACTCCAGGAGAGTCTGATATGCCGTCAAGGATAGAGTTTCTGACCTCTGTGGATGGAAGCGATACTCCAGTATTAAGAGGATCAGTGGATAGTGCGGGGGATTGGAAGTTTGGCGATGGGGTGTGGACAAACTATCTTCAAATTAGTTCTGGAGGGGTGTTGACTTTAAACGGAACTGCGGCAATATCGGCGGGGGTATCAGGCAACGCAGGAACAGCCACATCCTTAGAAACAGCCAGAACGATCGCAGGAGTAAGTTTTAACGGTACTGCTAATATAGCAATTGCCTCAACAGGGTTAAGCGATACAGCAGACTTGCTATACGAAGCTGAGTTAGACGCATTTAATGAATTGCAGTCGCAGATAGCAGATAAGACTTTAGTCAATGAAGAAGACGCGGTCGCGTTTGATGTTAGTTTATCAGTGCCAGTATTGACAGTAAGTACGAGTTTTATGGCAGGAGATAACGATAAGATATACCTCGGCGACAATCAAGAGGTGAGTATATATTTTGATAATACCGAAGATGAGTTATATATGACATCTGATAGCCGGTCATTTAATTTTTATACAGGTGCAGGCGACCCGACGCTTGGTTTTGGAAATGATGCGAGTATATATTGGAACGGTACAGATTTATGGGCTATCACCAATTCAACGGCTACAAACTTAACTAATAATTAAGGAGACCAAATGAAAAAAATACTATTAACTCTTACCTTTTTGATGATGGCGGTAACGTGTTATGCAGAGGACACTATAAATGTTCAGGTTAGATTTGTTAAAGGTATATTTGCTTGTCCTGGCGGTGATGAAATTGTTGATTGGAGTACAAAGGGCGGTAATGAATATGAGCATATCTGTAAAGATGGTACTTGGCTTAATTCTTTTAAGCGGTATGAAGGTAGTATAAATTATTCAAAGGAAGAATACGAAAAAGTCAAAACGGAAGATATCACAAAAGAAAAGCAAAAAAGAGTTGATGACTGGCTTTATCAAGTCAAGAATCCGCCTCCTTATATTGAGCCTACCGAGGCAGACTATAAACAGATGATAGACGAGAAACTGGCAGAGATAAACAGTTACGCTGAGAAGATAACCGATAAGATTATTTTAGAAAGCATTAAGACTGATTTTGAAAGTAAGGTAGTTGAGATAGACAGTAAGGTAGTTACAGAAGAAACCATTAAAGAGGTCGTTAAGTGAAGAAATTCCTACTAACAATATTGTTCTGTTTGATAGCCACTAGTGGGCGGTGTGCCGATAGATACTGGGTCGGTGGTGGTGCTTCTGCTAACTGGAACGCAACAGGTAATACCAATTGGGGTACTGCGTCGGGTACTCAGGATAATGCAAGCGTACCAGGAGTTGACGATAATGTTATTTTCGATAACCACGCTAATGGTAATACTCCTTGTACGTTAACAGCCTCGACGACGATTAATAGCCTTGTTATGACAGGGTGGGTGAATACGCTAACACATAATGCTAGTGTAATACTTACTATTGATGGTCAGAACGGTGGTGGTGATAGTTTAATTCTTGCCTCGGGAATGACGTATACAACGACACCAGCAACATCAAGAATAACATTTACTGGGGTAGGGACAAGCGATATAACCACAGCTGGAATAGTTGTACCTAACATTACTTTTAATAACGCAGGTGATACTTTTCAACTTCTCGACGGACTTAACAGTAACGGAACGTCAACAACAACTTTATATTTACAAGCAGGAACATTTACAGCAGGAACACAGACAGTAACCTTATCTGGAACTACTCCGACGATAAACGGTGCCTTTACCTTTTACAATTTGACAAGAACAGGAACAGCAGTTAAAACAGATACTTTATTGCTTGCCTCAAATATTGTAGTAACAAACGCTTTTGACATAGACGGCAACTCATCAATCAATCGTGTCTTAGTAACCTCCAACACCCTCGGCACAGCCCGAACAATCACCCTCACAGGAGCTACTGTATCAGGTTCTTCAAACGTAGATTTTAAAGATATAACTTTTGTTGGGTCTCCTGATTTTTCAGGCATTACAGGAGGTAGCGGTGATTGCGGTGGGAATACAGGTGGTACGTTAACGACGGCTGATGATTGGTATTGGTATAATTCAGGTGCCGTTAATCCTGGAAACTTTTCGAATTATGCTAATTGGTATACTGCTACTGCTGGGGGTGGTAGCCAAATGGCGCCAACAAGAATTGTACTTCCTCAAGATAATGCTTACTTTGATAGTTCCAGTGTTAACGGAACAGTGAGAATTGACCAAGATATGCCGAGAGTATGTGCGACGCTTGACTTTACCGGGGTTGACGCTATGACATTTGATGTTAATAATTTAAATCAAATCATATATGGGAGCATAGTTCTTTCGACAAATGTTTCGCTATCTGTGTCTGCAATATATTTCGACTTTGAAGGTAGAGGTAGTCATACAATAAATTCAAGTAGTAAAACTTTTGGATATTTACGGAATAATAATTACTCAGGAACTTATACTTTATTAGATAATCTTGCTTTTTCTTTCTGTCCTAGCATTAATGGAATTGGAGGTTCAGTTTTTGATGCTGATACATATAATGTTACAGCTAGCGTGGCTATATATTGTAGTTCAACAGGCGTGATCAATATGGGAAGTGGTACCTGGACAATTTCTGGGAACGCTTCTAGCAGTTCATGGATAGCAGGAGGGACTATAAATGCAGAAACCTCTACAATAGTTTTTGGTGGTACAGCTTCGAGATTTATAGGAGGAAGCAAAACTTATAATAATTTTACAATAAATTCAAGTGCGACAGTAGTAATTCTGGGATACAGTGCTTCAAACGATACCTTCAACACCTTAACAATAAACGCACCCAAAACCGTAAATTTTACCGACGGTACAGACCAGACAGTTTCATCTTTAGTTGCTATCGGAACAGACGGTAATTTAATAACCTTAACCGGAACATCAACAGCAGGGTGGAGAATATCAGACACAACAGGAACTAATGCAGTTGAATATTGCGATATATCTTATAGTACAGCAGAAGGTGGGGCAACGTGGAATGCGTATACTACTAACGGGAATGTGGATAGTGGGAATAACAGCGGATGGGTGTTTACTGACCCGGGAAGTGGTGAGCCACAACAAGCAATCTTCAAATTATTCGGCAACATTAAACCCAGCAACGTAAGTTTTGGAGCTAAATAATGTCAGACGACCAAATAAACACTCTTGAAAAAGCAATGATAAGGTTAGAAACCGAGTGGAAATCTCACGGAGAATCGTCTTTGACTTTTCGTAAAGATATCAAAGAATGTTTAGCGATCATCCAGAGTGATATTAAGTCTATGTCTGAAGGGGTGCATGTCCGCAAAGAGGAGTGTTTTGATAGGTCGAGAAAGTATACATCTTTTGTTGTCGGGTTATGGTTAGGTATACCGGTTACAGTAACGTCAATCTTAGTGAGTTTATCTTGGATATATAATATTATTAGACCATAGGGGGTGAGAATGTTTGAACAGGGAACACCAGAACATGAGTTAGGCAACTTACTTGCTCCTGAGATAGTCAGGCTCAAGATAGGGTTAAAAGAATGTGCTAAGAAAGATTGTGAGAATTTTGGGTTAATCGAATGTCCGACTAAAAGAATTTTAGAGGCTTTTGATAAATATGTCCAAACATTGCAAAAAGTGTAAATTAAAAGGCACGCCATATTGTGAGTGTTTGTGTCCAACGGGAAAGGAATAGTATGAAAAATATTATGTTAATATTAGTGGTGCTGTTATTGAATGGCTGTTCTTTTCTCTACGACAGCCGAGGAGAGAATCAACTTACCGTCGGAAAAGGCGAGTATCAGTTAATCAAGGCAGAAGATGCTAAAATAAAGACAGGCAGGTACATATCAATAAGGGTGTTTAAATGAACAAATTAGTTAGTGCTAGATTCTGGATAAGTTTATTGGTTACGATAGCGTTCTGCTATTTATCAGTTAAAGGGTCGATTGATTCAGAGGCGTTTATGGTTGTGTTTATTATTATAGTTAAAGAGTATTTCGATCGGAAGGATAGAGGGAATGACAAGAGTTAGGATATCTTTTTACATTTATCTTAAAGACATAGTCAATTTTCTTATTGCAGGCTGGACATTTCCTTGGAATATTGGCACTCCACCAGCTTCGCACGTTGAGATTGGTTTCTTTGTCGACGGATATCTAAAAGATAAAAAGCTAATCCTTAACCCTGACCAAGACAAAAACCCTCGATGGTGGTATTTCTCTAGCACAATGCGAGATAAAGAGAATGGGGCTAGGTGGAGTAGCGAAAAAGATTTACATAAGAATCCGGAAAGATGGATTACTTTAGAGTTAGAAAATTGGCAACGCCCTTATTTTGTTATGATCGAAGAAGCTAATTTTTATATCGGCACTGGATACGACAAGTTAGGGATTTCAGGGTTTGTTTTGCCGATAGGATTAAATGATAAAAAGAAATGGTATTGCTCAGAAATCGTTTATAAAATATTAATGGGAGTATGGAAGCGGTTGATATCACCGAGGCGATTGTTTCCGTTTATTATTAAGTTAGGGGCGAGCTATGTTAAAAAAAGTCGTTAAGTGGATAAAAAAGGCAGGTTTAAAAATTACACCTATGTTCAGAACCCCCGGAGGTAAGAAGACTGAACCAGGGATTAAAATAAAAGGCAAGTTCTAATAAACAAAGGAGAAGAAAATGAGAAAATTAGTTAGTGTGGTACTGATAGCCCTCTTAATATGTGGACTATCTGGGCTTGCTATAGCAGGCAAAATCTCACAGGACGGCACTAGTAAAGGTCAGATTACCGACTGGAACTTTGTGGGTCCGACTGTTACAGTAGACGGCAACGAAGGTACTGTTACTACCACAGCTGTTAGTGCTGACATGGTAGTAACAGGGTCTGTTTTAGGGCGTAGGTATGTAGAATTGGTTACTACTAGTGACACCCTAACAGCAGCGGACTCTGGGAAAGTGTTTGTTTACTACGGTACAATCAATAGTGTCTTTACCCTTCCTGCTGCTACTACGTCAGGGGTGGATTACACTTTCATAAGTGGGGCTTCCACAGCCGCTCAAAATGCACAGTTGGTTAAACTAGACCCTGCTTCTACCGCAGATAAATTCCAATATTTACAAATGTCCACAGGTGACGCTCTATTAAACCCTAGTTCAAGAGCTTCCGGAGATTCTGTAAACATCATCAGTGGAGGTAACAATATATGGTATGTTGGCGCTATGGACGGTACTTGGCAAGACGGAGATTAGTGTGATAAACGTTCTGTTAAACATCAGCATTTTTCTGGTCCCTTTTTACGACGTGCTGTTTAGAATGTACCCTTATATATCTCTAGCGGTTGATGGGACCCGACCGCAAAGAGATATAATAAGCCTATGGTTGGCTGTTGTTTTAGCTCTATGGGGTTTATATCAAGGAAAAATGTCCGCTAGAGAAGAAAAACCTTTACTAGTGTTCTTACTTTTTATTTTTGTTTGTAGTTTCACTTTCAGTAACCGAATATCCTTCACGATAAACAATGTATCAGCAGATTCCTTTTGGTTGTGGAGACCTATGTTTTATGTTCTTGTATACTTCTTAGCTTATCTTAGCATAACCAACAGTACTCTCACTCCACAAAATAGATTTAGAATATTAAAAAACATCAGTCTTTCTGTTTTGATAATGGCTGTTTACATAGGATTACAAGCTTTAGGGGTTGAACAGTTTTTTGGAATAGAACCCTATTTTATTGGGCGTTTACCTAGCGCTAACATGGGTGGTACTCTAGGGCAACCCACTATTGTGGCCCCTTGGATTGCGTTAGGTATTCCGATAATGTTATATTTAAAGCAGAATAAGAGGGCCTTCTTCTGTTTCTGTATACTGGTGCTATTACGGAGTCAAGTGGCTTTAACTGCGAGTGTCATATCCCTAGGGGTCTATCATATATTGAGAAAACCCAAAGCTGTATACGCGTGGGCTTTTCTTTTTCTACTCGTTGGTGTTTATTTGATTTTACACCCAAATTCAACAACAGACAGTGGTCGTTTCCATGTATGGCGGTTGATCGTACAAGATTGGAAGACATCTCCTTTTAACACTCAAAGTTTTGCAATTACCGGCGCGGGGATAGGTTCTTTTCAATACACCTTCCACAAAATACACAACAGTATCTTCTATCAGGCACACAACGAATATTTAGAGGTTTTATACTGGGGTGGGGTTATAGGCTTATCTCTGTTCGTATACGTGTTATATGATATGTTTCGACGAGCTTTAAAAACTTGCCATAGTTATACAGACTACCGGCAGACACAGAGTGTAGCTTTAACTTCTAGTTTTTTATGTATATGTCTGTGCGCCGGGGGTACTTTTGTTTGGCAGTTAGGAGTTTACAGGATAATTACAATTATTATCTTAGGGTTATTGAATCAAAGGTCGGACACTTCAGAACGTCGGTTTATTAAAAGCTCCTGACGCCTGCCGTATTCAGCGATAAGCAACGCGTCAGCAATAGCGTGTGTTATAGTAAGGCTCGGGAACAACTCCTGGGCTTTTCTTTTTGTTACGTTTTTATCCCCTTTAGATTTACAACCTAACACAGTCTGCCACTTGAGAGGTTGTACGTGGTTGATCTTAAAGCCCTTAGTGTATACAATACCTAGAAGCATACCGTAGTTCTGCCCAAAGGTAAAAGTAGACCGCACACCTTGTTTAGGCATAGAGTGCACTCTTTCTATATACACCACACCGCCGGGAATGTCTTTGAACAAAGTAACTATATCCGTAGGCGTTTTGTCTTGGAACTTACTAAAGATCAGCACTGTGCTATCAGGTGTTAGTACCGCACACCCTCCGGAAACTCCCGGGTCAATCCCGATAATATATTCCACTTTTTTCTCCTTTTAGGTTGAATGCCTTTTTTCTTCTTATGTTTAACTTTTCTTTGTTTGGTCATTAGTCTCTCCTGCCTAGAGCGTCTTCACGCCCATGTTTATAACCATGTTTGAACGCTGTTTGATAATGGAACATACTACACCCTATTACATCTTCAGAGATGTTATGTCTCATCAACAAACTCCGAAGGTAAGCCCAATGGGCTTCTGCTAATTCTTTCGACCGGTCTTTGGTTTCTGGGTTTGTTTTTTTCACGATGGCTCTCCTGTTTTACAAATTTCATAAAAGTTTTAAGCGGTCCGGGGATCTCCTCTATTTTAGCGAAGGCTCGGGCCTCCCTTCTAAGTTTTTTTATTCTTTTTTGATTCATTTTCTTTACTCTTCCTTCTGATCATATTCTTCTGATCTTCATTCAGTTTAAGTTTACTAATCGGTACTTGGATCTCTGTTATTTCAGGTTCTGGTTGTGCAAAATCTTCTACCTCTATCTCTCCCTTACTGTTGAAATCCATATTAGTATCTTTACGCATACTGAAACCACAACCTTTACGAGGGCAAACAGCAGCAAAAAAACCGTCAAAATACCTGATAAACCATTTGAGTGGTGTGTTACAATTAGCACAAGGAATTACCTTGTCCGTATCTCGCCACTTATTAAAAGCGGGGTCAAAATCAAATGTACCTATCTTACAATGTGTACAGAAAAATGCGGTTGTTATGTGACCGTGGTATTGTAATCTTCTTCTTTTAAACAACCGGTCGCATAAAGGACAATATACATTCTTTTCTACTTCCGCTCCTATTATATGAACCATTATTTACGATACCTTTCCGTAGCAAACCCTTCCGCGTTGATGGGGCATCCTTCAGCCCAATCAGGAAGGGTGCACATTATGTTTATCATTTTATTTAACTCATCTTTTCTATTAATATCTACCTCACACAGAATTTCGTCGTGTACTGAGAGTATAACAGGGAAACCTTCTGCTTCTAACTTCACCATAGCGTGTGCCATAATGTCCCGCGCTGTGGCCTGCACACAGTTTTCTACTAGTTTCCCTCCATAAGTGTGGGTTTTCTTAAAGTTCTGCGTTTGACTATCTAAGGTGTAGTAAAAGATATTATTATCCCTATCTATCCCCGGCATGAAATAGTACAGAGGCCTGCCTGAAGGCAAGAATATACGTAGAAACATTTTATCACGGTTAAACCTCATATCATCTAGGATGAACCCTTTACCTGTCTGAAGGACACTCCGGACAGCCTGCTCTACATGACGCCACAAAGCAGGTACTTTTTTATATGTGCTCCGGTAGGATTTAATGCAAAGTACAGCGAGATCGGGATCTACATCTAATCCGTACCCTTGACAGGTAACGTGGAATTTAGCAGAACCCATCCCGAAACCCGAACCCAAAATTATCTGTTTTCCTAGCTGTCTATCCGGGTTTTTATAGTCCACGACCTCCGCCATTTCAACATAAATGTCGCGTCCTTCCCTAAAAGCAGATAAACCTTTCTGTTCTTTAGCCATCCACATCAAAACCCTTGCTTCTATCGCTGAATAGTCAGCAACAAGTAGGATTTTACCTTTTTCAGCCACTATCATACCTCGGATGCACTCCGTTAATGCAACCATGGGGTTCTCATAAAGAAAATCAAATTCCTCGACGGTGTTTTTCTTGATAATCTTAATAGCGGTGTTAGTGTTTACTGTCCCTCTACTCCTAGGAAGATTGTGCAACTGTAAGGCTTTACTGGTCCATCTACCGGTACTTGCACCGTGGTAGATAAGGTAACTACGGAATCTGCCGTCCGGACTGATTCCGGATAAAGCTCTGTCATACTTAGAAACACTGCTTTTACTATACTTCAACCGCAAATCCATTACCTCTCTGGCTATTGGGTCTTCACACGTCAGCAGTGCTTCTGTTATAGAATCTTTATCGAGCGAACTGAGCCCTAACCCTCGAGCATTAAGAAAAGCAAGGATCCGCTGTACTTGACCTAAAGAGTAAAGGGTTTTATTTGATAATTCAACTAACCTAGCGTTATATCTAATCTTTAGTTGGTCAGCGATAAGCATTGCTTTCTCAGCTAACTCAATATCTATGCACAGCCCTCTGGTGTTTATTTTCTCTGTTAAATGGTACAGTTCTTGCTCCTCAGCACTTAGTTTAGGGAGTGTACGGTGTATCTCACGGGAAACTTCAACGTCCGTTTTACAGTAGTCTAAAAAATCTCTCCTGTCTTGTTCGGTACTGGCAAAGAAAAGACCCTCTTTGTTTGGCTTACTCAGTTTGCTGATTAAAAACTTTCCTTTTAATTCTTTTTTGTACTTTAAATGTAAGGCGTTAGCGCAGCTTTCTAGATTAGCGGGTAGACCGCACATACACGCTTGAGCCATCGTATCTATAAACCTCGGAGGTTTCCCCCAGAAACGATCCCAGACCATGTACTCGAACACTGCGTTATAAGCGCAGAAGACGTATCCGTCTGCTATTAAGTCTTCAAACTCCTCTGGCATATATCCGTTGTACTGTCCTTTTACTGGCCCATCGTCAATAGCGTAAGCGGTACATAATATCCGCGTGGACGGATCGTAACAATAACGACCCGCCCCCGCTTTAAATATATCCACTCTAGAACGTGTTTCAAAGTCTATATGGACTATTTTATTCATTATAGATCGTCGCTTTCGTTCTCCTCGATCACGTAATCATCGAAATCGTTGTCTGCTCTAACTCTTGATAAGAACGGTTCACCATCTTTAACCTTCTGAAGGTTACGTACCCCGACAGATACTCCCGCTTTACCTTTGAACGTCCAACCATAACAATTTATAACCGCTCTCGCCCAACAACCAGGATAAAACTCAGTAGGGTCGGTGATTTCCGCTTTTGCCTGGTCTACAACTCCTGGGGCATACTTTCCACCTTTACCATTGATATACATTTTACCCTGATACTCTTCCCTATCCGAATCGTCTCCGTCCAGAATAGGCAACATAAGTTTCGCAGGTCTGCCTTCGCTCCACTTCTCGTTGATCGTTTCTTTTATCAGCTTTTCAAGAACTGAAAAATCCACGTCATCATCAAACAACATACCTAAACCATACTTACCATCCTCGTTAGGTTCAAACACGTGCGGGAACGTTACCCTAAACGGAGGTGTTAATAAACTTCCATCTGCTTTTTTTACGAACTTTTCCATAATAATTCTCCTTTACTCTGCGAAATCGTCTTTCGCTTTTATGAATTCAACGGCGTTTGATTTATTATCGTCTTTAACGATCTTATACCCGGTCTCAGGTCGAAAACAGAACTCGTCGATCTTACCTTTACCAACTACTTTCTCTACTTGAGCCGGGCTTTTTAGTTTTTTAGTATACAATTCATCACCATAACGTGCTTCAAAAGCTGCGATGACGCTTTCTTCGTTTGTATACGTTCGATGACCCAACCCATTAACGACTTTATATCCAGGGATCTTCTCACCCTGTAGCATCATGTCTTTAGCATGGGTTTTTACTTTCGTCATCCAATCAGAAATAAAATCAGACCAGTCGAGAACCTTGCGGATCTGAGCTATGTCCATATCTCCGATAATGGGCAGGGTTTCACCAAAATCCCGACGTGCTACTTCTTGGACTTTGGCTCTTACTGCGGGGCAAGTCGCCATGGCTGGACAGAACGTATCCTTACACCATTCACCCGCAACACATTGAGCTTTTTTAGATAGAGCAGCTAAGACTCTCTTATCAAGTTCTACTCTAAACTCTTCTATCTGGTCCGCTGTTACTGTGTACGATGTAACACTACCCTCTTCTCCAACACGAGGCTGATAGATGATCATTTCGATCTCTTGTGCTTCGTACTTCAAGTAAAGACCTAACGCATAATACATCATTTGCTTATTGTCGTAAGCCTCGACTTTTTTCCCAACCCCATATTTGTAATCCCCAACGATGATCTTCTTAAAAGGGATAACAATGGCGGCGTCAGTAGTACCAAAAAGCACTATGTTTACTTCAGTGAGTTCTATTCTTTCCTCAACCAAAAGCAAACTGCTCGTCGTCATCATATCCCGGATGAAATGAGCGTAATCCTTAGCGTGTTCGATCATTTCATCAGTTACAGGAATACAAAAACCATCAACTTCTTCTACCTCTTTAGGTTTAACAACTCCGTCTTTTAAATAGCGGGCTGCATAATCGTGAGCGACGGTGCCTTCTGCCATAAACTTGTTAGGTTTAGTAGGGTACTTTTCTGTCATCCTAACAGAACCTGGACAGTTCCACCAACGTTTACAGGATGACGCGCTCAGCCTTGAGTGTTTTATTTCCTTTGTACTCTTAGCCATTACAGATCCTCTTTTTCTGCATCGGCGTTGTCACGAGGGTCATAGTCCTCATCAAGGATCTTGTTGAAAAGGTCCATACAGTTAGCCATAGCTTTCTGGTTTCCTTTCAAAGAAGCTAATCTAGGCCCGCCACAACGAGCAATAGCCGCTCGGCACAGTTCCATACCCACACCCGGTTTCGCTTCACATACATCCGAAGCACGGTCTTTTAACATATCAATCGTTATCTCGACCTTCTCCTCCTTCTTTACCTCTTTCTTCACTTCTTTTGTCCTTGACGCTTTAACAGGTTTCTCTATAATAGGATCCCCTGCTTCAACCGCGTTATTTTCTAACGCTTCAATTCTTTTCTCCAGTGCTTCGATTCTTTCTTCTAGGTACATTGTACTCTCCTTATGTTCTTGAGTTATTATTTTTTTATGTACTTCCTCTTTCCATACCATTGTTTCCATCATTCTCTCTTCAATGGTGTCTTTAATGATCATAATGTTAACGTTGATCACATTACGCTGGCCTAACCGTTCTAAACGGCCGATACATTGTTCAATATCGGTAGGCGACCAGGAAGGTTCAACGAACAAACACGTCGAACAGACGTCTTGCAAACCGTCAATACCCTCCCCCGCCGCCTGTATTTGCCCAAAGAATATCTTTACCTCCTTTCTTTCTTGAAATATGTTGACCATTCCTTGTTTCATAACACTAGAGCAGGAGCCATCTACGCACACACTCTGAATGTTATGAAGTTTGTTCTTCAACTCCGCTGCGACTTTCTTATGATGGTAAAAAACAACGATCTTATCTACCTCTTCTAAGGTATCTCGGACGAAATCAGCAGCGTCATCTATTTTATACTCCGCCATTGCGTGACGTAACCGGGCTATCTCTCCTAACTGAAAATTAGAAGGATCATCATCCCCTGCTTTCTCTACTGTTTCGTCTTCTATTTCTTTTATTTTAGCCCGGACAGTGTTGGTACAATCAATCTCTATCAGGTTCAATATTCTATCCGGAAGTTCTGTTAACACTTCTCTTTTATCTCGACGCAACATAAAACCTTTCAGCTTCTCATTAAGCTCTCTTTCGTGCGAAGCCCCTGAAACATCCAAACCGAAAGCACCTAAAAAAGCCCCACAATACCGAAATGCAAATTTAACATACGGCGTGTGAGGGTGTATAGTCTCCGGCGCGCACGAGGCTAGCATTGGGTAAAGGTCTATCGGTCTGTTTTTAATTGGAGTACCTGTAAGAAACCACATCCTATCTGTTCTAATACGCAATCCTTTTTTAGATAATACCTTCTTAGTACGTTTTGCCTGAGTGTTCTTAAGGCGGTGTGCTTCATCACATATGATGTAAGCCCAACGAAAATCCATTAGCTGTTTAAAGATAGGGTCTTTGATAATGAGATCATAGTTGATGATATAAATAGAAGCTTCCTTATTTTTAGTGATTATTTCTTTTGAAGAGTTAATAACCGTGGATTTAAAGCCTCTCCACATCACTAACTGTTTTTGCCAGTGGTATTTTACTGAAGCTGGGCATATGATCAAGATGTTCCTACCATCTTCGATGGCGTTAACCGCTTGGGCTGTCTTACCTAACCCCATATCATCCGCCAGTAATGCGAACCTTCTTCTCTTTAAAAACTGTATTCCTGTCTCTTGGTATTTTCGTAAGTTCACGATTTTTTAGTCCTTTATTTCTTTTCGTTCCACTCCCCTAAACTATCCTGATCCTCCCTTTCTTCTATACGACCCTGCTCTTTCCCCATCTGGTAAGCTGTCCCACTCATAATGATCAAAAAACAAAAAATAATTAAAATTTGACCTGAAGTAAAATCTCCTGTATAGATTTCCATTCTATCACCCCCTTATAAATTTAATCCAAGCCAATAAGCTATTTCACACAACTTCCACAATCCTAAACAAAACATGGTTACTAAAAAAATGTAAACTATAGTAATAGCCAATTCATCATTTTTTGTTATCTTATATGAACCCTCATTTTCATCCAATCCAATATTTACCATATCAAAACACCTCCTTTCTACTCCTCCCCTTCATTTATAAATGGAGTTTTTTAAGTTCCGATATTGCTTTTACAACATCAGACATTTCTCTCCTAATTAATTCTGGATGATAATTATTTATACCAAACCTCTCAGCTTCACATAAGATATGTATTAATTCACTGCACTCTTCAATCAGTTTAATCGTTAAAGACCCAATGTCTTTATATTTTTCATGCACCATTTTAAGTTTTCCTTTCTATTTACCAAAAAGTATTGACTTAGTTTTTCCAGAAGGATAGACTTTTACAAAATTAAGTCCGTCACACTTTGAACAACTTGTAACGCTATCCCAATATCCTTTAGAACTTACTAAATCTTTAGTAGGTTGTCGGGTTTCTATTTGTTGCTTACAGTGATTGCAGGTATAAAAAGTAGTTTTGCCTCCATTGCTTTTCCATCTATCTAAATAATCTTCTTTTCCTATTTTTAAAGTATTCATTTTATAATCCTTTCTTTAGCAAGCCCCTAGGAAGCTGGGCTTTATTTAATTACTTTATTTTTTAAATTTTCTGGCAACTTTATCCCTTTTAGATCACAACCGCTGAGGTCGAGCGAGCCACCGACCGTATCTGGCAACTTTATCCCTTTTAGATCACAACCTTTGAGGTAGAGCGAGCCACCGACTGTCTTTGGCAACTTTATCCCTTTTAGATCACAACCTCTGAGGTCGAGCCAGCCACCGACTGTCTTTGGCAACTTTATCCCTTTTAGATCACAACCTTTGAGGTAGAGCGAGCCACCGACTGTCTTTGGCAACTTTATCCCTTTTAGATCACAACCGCTGAGGTCGA